AGGCAGTTAATTAAGAATTCGGATGAAAACCAAAAATAATTGCTTAAAACGAAAAATAAATTTAAAGTTTTCGGATGAAAAGACCGTTAAGCTAATTGTAAGGGGAAAAAACGCAAAAGGAGATAATATGATTAAGCTTACCACTGCAGCTAAAGATAACTACGGCCACAGTTATGAGACCACCTTGGTCCGTAAGGAGGATAAGCATATTATTATGTTCGATAGTGCTCCTGGCGGTTGGTGTGCAGAAGATCTGGCTAAGGAATATTTCCAAGATAAACTAGCATTGGACTTTGGTCAAGGTTGGTATTGCACCAATATTCAAGATGTGTTGACAGAGATTCGTAGTATGATGGTTATGGTGATCAAATGATTATTGACGTATCACAATTTAAGAAGGAAGATGGTTCATATGAGCTACCATCTTTCGATAGTAAGAATGGGTATCGAGATTCGACTAAGAGTAATATGCATCTATGGTCGATCGGTCGCTGCAAGTCCACTGGTAAGATCTTTGGATCCTTCAGTGCCCACTACTTCCAGAACGAGGAATATGAATGTCTATACTACCACCAATGAATGAAGATCAGTTAGTCAAACTTATCAAGTACCACTCCTTTAAGTATTATGAGGGAGAGGTACAGATTACGGATGATGGGTTTGATAAGCTGATTGAGCAGCTACATACTATCAACCCTAATAACCCTATCCTTAGTGTACCAGGATGGGGGTATTGTTCATCTGAAGGTAAATTGAAGCATCTTGGATCCTCCCCAGTAGGATCTCTTGGTAAGACTAAGTATCCTGAAGTACACCCACTATTTAGTAATTGTCTCATTACTCCTAAGTTCGATGGTCTATCTATCGTACTTTATGCGAATGATGGTAAACTTACTGCTCTTACTCGAAACGATGGTAGTATGGGTAAGGATTGCACTAAGCAACTACTACATATCCTGGAGAAGAAGAGTCCTAGATCTCTAGAACGGCTACTAGCACTTAAAGGTACTATAGCTATCCGTGGTGAGGTACTACCAGATCCCAAGGATGGTGTAACCATTAAAGATATGGGTATCGTATCTCCCCGTAACTTCGCTGCAGGATTAATGAATCGTATTGAAGTAGCAGATGAGCTACAATACCTTTTATTCGTCCCTTACTTCGTACGTATTAATACTGAGCGTAAATACCAGAATCAGTTAGACATGCTATTGCATCTTATGGAACTGGGGTTCTATGGGTGTCCTTACCAGAATGCAATGAATGGCACTAACCCAGAAGAGCTAACTGAACTATATGAAGGTCTATCGAGTGAGTGGTTGATCGATGGTCTAGTTATCTCTCCCACCACAGATTACCAAGATCATATTGATTATAGTAAGTATGAGAAGGATGCAATAGCCTATAAGTTCCAGTCTGAGGTAGTTGATACAGTAGTTAAGCATGTTGATTGGGCTACAGGATCTTCTGGTAGGATTAATCCAACAGTAGTATTTGATAGTGTATTTATCTCTGGTGCTAATGTCAATCGTGCATCTGCATTTCATGCATCATTTGTAAAAGAGAAGGGTATTGGTACAGGTGCATGTATCCAGATTACTCGTGCAAATGAAGTGATCCCACACATAGTAAGTGTATCTGAACCAGTCCATGCTTTACTACCTAGTAAGTGTCCATCGTGTGATGCTGAAGTAGAGTGGGATGGTTATTTCCTTATGTGTGCATCGGAGATGTGTCCTAGTAAGGCTATCTCATCTATCTACAAGCTATTCGAGGTATCTGGCATCCCTGAGAATCTGGGGTGGTCTACTATGAAGAAATACCTCAATACATTCCCAGTGAATATGGACTATACAAAGATCGATAATATTATTACCTACTTGATGCTATTCAATCAATTAGGAGAAAAGAATCTAGCTCATCGTACTAATGAGCTTCAGAAGAAATTCAATGATCACGCAGGTATGCTACTCTGGAAGATGGAGATGGCTGTTCAGAATAAGCTATCTGAAGGGCTTACATACGAGAATTTCTGGTATGTACTCAATCTAGCTCAGCTAGGTCCATCCAATGCAGCTAAGATGAAGATGATTGATCCTGGTACTCTTGAATCTGTGGCTGGTCGTGATGCACTACGTAAGACTGGTGTATCTACCCCAGTGCTAGAGGCTATAAAGGAAAATAGTAAATACTGGAATGCACTGTATAATATCGTTAAGGTAAGAGCACCATTACAGGATGTTACTAATAATATTGGTCTCAAGGTATGTGTTACTGGTGCAGTATCTATGACGAGATCTAAGTGGGGTAAGCTGTTACAGAAGTATGGGGTAGAGCTAGTAGGTAATGTAGGTAAGGATGTCAAATTCCTTATCTGCAATAACCCAGAAGAGGCTACTTCATCTAAGGCCAAGGCAGCTGAGGCTAAGGGTACTAAGGTAATTACTGAACTAGATCTTTATGTGTATCTGAAGAATGAACATGGTATTACAGTTGAGGGTACATAATGCCTAAGATACAAGGAAGAGAGTTGACAGAATCAGATATTGGCAGTAATGTTACCTACAAACCTAACCATGCTAAGGATGATCCTAGTCAGTGGGAGCATGGTAAATTATCCAGTTTCAGGTATGAACAAGATAGAGTAGAGGGAGCTATATTCGTTAGGTTTAAAGGACCTAATGGAGAACGTTGTAATCCTGAGAACTTAGTATGGGGGTAGCAGTGGAGCAGGAAATTAGCGAAGAGTACTTAAATATGATCAAGGCACGATTGGGGTCTATTGCACCATCTGTATATAATAACCTACCTAACTCTGTCAAAAGGTTACTAGGAGAGGATCTGACTAGGTTGATTAAGCTAGCAGAGTCTACTATTGAAGCCTAGCTTACCTATGGTGTAATAAATAGCTAGGAATGCACTAAAGTATAAGACGTTCTAGTTTATAAGGTTCACACTTGTCCGGCGCTCTCTGGGGTGTAGGTTAATAAGTATTGGTTTGCGTCAGTACTGTAAAACTAAGTCACAACCCTTATGCGGGTAACCAATCCCGCCACCCCCACTAACTCTGGCAGATAACAGGTAATAGCATCAATATGACCTACAACAAAGACTCAATCAAGTCTTTGGACCCAATAGAGCATATACGTAGAAGACCTGGCGTATATCTTCCTGATATTGGGATCCAAGGACTTCACCATCTTATTGAAGAAGTCATCAATAACTCAGTAGATGAGTTCTTGATGGGTCATGGTAAGCAGATTCAGATTACTGTGATCTATAATAAGATTGGTGACAAGAGTTCTTGTAAGATTTCAGTATCTGACCAAGGACGGGGTATCCCATTTGGTTATCGTGAAGATATGGGTATGGATGTAATTGAGGCCACCCTAACTAAAACTATGACAGGTGGTAAGTTTGAAGCAGGTAACTACAACACCAGTTCAGGAATGAATGGTATTGGACTCAAGGCAGTTAATGCAATATCCAAAGATCTCACTGTTCTATCTACCAAGAGTAAGACAGCATGCTTAGCACATTTCGAGTGTGGTCAAAAGGTATCCATAAAGACATTCAGTTCTAATGGTGTAGATGGGACTACTATCTCGTTTGTACCAGATGGTAGTATACTCGAGACTACTGAAGTAGATCTCAATATCCTAGTACCTCGCCTCAAGTATCTAGCCTCTATCCTACCAGGACTTGAAATAAATCTTAGACTAGTAGATCGAGAGTACGATGGTAATCAGAGTATGGTCTTCAAGTATGATCAGCCTCTGGTTGACATACATGAAAACTTAGGTGAGCAACTATTCGGATACCGTCATGTAGATAAAGGTATCAATGTTGAACTAACATTCCACAAGACTACTGCTTCTAAGATCCTATCGTTTGTAAATACTGTGCACACATACGATAACGGTTCACATGTTGATGCAATCTACGCTGCGTTAACCGACTCACTTAAAAGGTTAACGGGCAAGTTATTCACTAAGTATCAACTATCTCAAGGTATGTCTCTTACTATCTCTGTGTTCCATCAGGATCCAGTATTCCGTGGTCAACACAAAGGTATGTTATCTGACTCTTCGGTTAAAAGGATAGTCTATGACTCTGTCCTCCAGTCGATATACAAGAGTCTTCAATCAAATACACCATTCCTGAAGTATCTTGTTGAGCTCATGGATCAACAGGAGAAGTTACTCAGAGAGCTGGATATTCAGGATGCAATTAATACCGTCAAGAAGAGCGTAAAAGAGAATCGACTGCCAGCCAAGTTATCAGTTGCTCACAATTGTACTCCCGAAACTAGAGAGCTGTTTATCGTTGAGGGGGACAGTGCCGCAGGGTCAGTTCGTAGAGCGTCTAATAAGAAGTTTCAAGAGGTACTACCTATAAGAGGTAAGATTATCAATGCTCACAAATCCGATTATGCCGATGTACTTGCTAACACTGATGCTGTTAATATATTCTTGGCTGTTGGCGCCATGGAGAAATCCAACACAACCTTACGTACTAAAAATGTGTTCATACTTACTGATGCTGACGACGATGGTAAGCATATTGTGTCTCTGCTACTTAGTCTGTTCACAGTTGCCTTCCCCAGTTTCGTAAAGGACTTTAACCTGCATGTTGTATATCCTCCTCTTTTCTCTCTTGTATCTGGTGATCTGCGTATGTATGGTCATGATGGAAAAGAGCTCGTCAAGAAATTCAAGGCTAAGTACTCTAGACGAGCATATGAGATATACCGGAATAAGGGATTGGGAGAGATGGATGCCGGGGAGATGGTCGAAGTCATCCACCCGGAGAAGAGGAAGATCGATAAAGTAGATCTCACTGATATGTCCACTATTGAGATGGATAAGATCATGGGAATCATGGGCGACGTTAGACGTTCTCTAATTACCGAATCAGAGGGTGAGAATAATGAGTAAAGTCACAGCAGATAAGATAGCTAAGGAGGCGTTGATTGCCATCAATTGAATCTGTCGCGAGACAGTCACTCAAAGAGTATTCACAGTATGTAACTAGATCCAGAGTTCTACCACATCTAGATGTTAAGCCAGTACATCGTCGTATCCTATGGGCACTCCTACGTATGGGTGCTAGGACTAATAAAGGTCAATTCCGTAAGTGTGCTTCCATAGTGGGAGAGACACTGAAGTTTCACCCGCATGGAGATAAATCTGTTTATGATGCACTCTGTACTCTCGTTCATACCCCCAATGCTCTCATTACTGGTCGAGGTAATTTTGGAAGTATTTATGCAGATCCTGCTGCAGCTGCTAGATATACCGAGGCGCGTACGTCAGCAATATTTGAGAATATTTTTGATGAGAGTATGCTACACATAGGTAACTTTACAGAGAGTTATGACCAGCAGGATAAAGAACCAGTACTTATCCAGACTAAGATCCCTCTTGCCCCACTTATCGGTGTTTCTGGTATCGGTGTGGGTCTTACTACTAACCTTCCAGCTTTCTCAGTAGACTATGTAATCAATAGAGTTAAGTTCGAACTCACGAAGATGAATGAAGTACTACCAGAATACGCATATGGTGGTAGTTTAGTAAATACTCGTGTGTTCCCTATTACTAGTATCAAGAAACTAGATGGCTTGGAATACCTACATATCAAGGGTCTGGCAGTAGGTACCAACATAGGTATCATTAACAGTAATCCATTATTACAAGAGATGTTATCTGCTAAGGTTATTGATATCTTAGATGAATCTACAGTAGATGAAGTATCTATCTTAGTAAGAGCTCCTGTTCATATTCAGATGATGATCCTCAACTCTTGCTCCAGGCCTATTATAGATGACTTCAAGTATTACTGGAAGAAATTGAAGAGAGATGGGTTCTATAAAGACTGGACAGAGGAGAGGTTGGCATATCTTACTCGCAAGAACTACTACGAGCAGTCTATTCATTGGAAAGACTCTCTGATGAGGATGGCACTTACAATACTCAGTAACGACAAGCACGTGGCTGAAGAGGCACCAAGAGTAGTTAATGACATCTTTGATCCTCGTATCAAGGAAGTACCTGAAGAGGCTATGGAATTCATAGGTACTAAAGAAGAGTTTCTATCTAAATTGTTGTCTAAACCAATATCTGCAGTTAAGGAGAGTTCCTATGAAGAACCATTCATCGTCAGGGTAACTAAAGATAAAGCTATTGAACTGATGTTTGAAGACCTAGAAACTATTGATGTCTCTCTGTTCTCCAAACCTAGTAGTGGTGGTAATGTTAATACAGCTAAGTATGATTCACCGTTTAAACGTCACATAGCGTTACGTACAACAGGTATTGAAGTAAGATTCTTTCCTATTGCTCGTGTGATCAACTGGTATACAGAGAAAGATATTATTGTCTTGTATACCGATGGGTCTAGTGAAGTACTAGATCAGTACTTCTATGGGCCTAAAGAATCTACTGATGTGAAGAGGGTAGCAGGATTCACCTATTCTGGGGAAGATACAGTTGTAGTAACAGAGTCACGTAAACTACAAGTGTTAAACAGACTAGGACACATGAAAGAACCAATATTCTCAGCATTTCCAGCTAAGAAGATTCAGGTTGATGGTAAGGAATACGAGGTACAAAGGGGATTATACTTCGACAAGATTGTATCTTGGAAAGTCCTCGCAACGTAAGAGAATGCTAGCCGGTTAATAACGTTCTAAAAGTACAAAGGGGGGTCAAGGATGATAGATACAGATTATGCAAAGAAGTTACTTGGGTTGCGGAATCAGAAGAGTAGTGATGGTCAGAGATCTGAACTAAGTTGGTATAAATTACCTAACGGTACAGAGGAAGTCTGTATTCGTGTTCTGCCTACCATGCCCAATGCCAGGATACCTGGTAAGATTATCCACAACCACTACAACATTCCTGATTTAACCAAGATGCTTTGCTTCAAGACACATGATATTGATTGCCCCCTTTGTAAACTACTGGATGAGTATAGTGGTCGTATGGATACCCAGGACTGGGAGTCTCGTGGGCGTTGTTACATGAACATCTTAGTTCTTCGTGATCCATCACAGAATCCAGTATTAGATCCTAAGAAACCAGTTATCTTTTCTGGGCCAGAATCTGTATTGTACTGGTTATTGGAGTATGCCATTGACCCACTTAAGGGTGATATTACTGATCCCCGTAAGGGCAATAATGTCTTTATGCATAGAGAGACCGTAGGCGGTAAGATTGCGAAGAATCCAGCTCCAAATCCTGGACCTATCGCACCAACTGAAGCAGAAATTGAATCTATACTATCTAAGCGTACTGACTTTGAAGCTATCTGGCGTAAGCCCGATGATGTGTGGTCCAAGAAGATGTATGATGCCACAGCTAAGCTGAGGAATGTAATCGAAAATAGGATCATGAACCTGGGGTCTCCAGCTCCTAGTCAAGCTTCTCACACGTCTTCAGATCGGCCTTCCCCCGCGCCCAACGCCCAGGCTACAGCGGCTGGAGCAACGTCAGTACCGTCTCCGCAGGCCAATGTAAGCGGGAGGCCGTCCAACGCACCGGAATGCTTCAGTAGCAAGGCGGTTTATAATCCCAAAGAAAAGAAATGCGTTATGTGTGCATTTGAGTATGCTTGTTCTGATGCTATCTCTAAGGCAGGTGCATGAGATTATCCCTTAATGGAAGACGATTATCCATTGAGGTAGATAACATTGGTAATAAGCTGTGTTACGAATGCAATCAGTTAATAAGGGTAGGTGAATCTAAGATACAGATCACCCACCCTAAGAGATATGTAATATGCAGACGTTGTGGCATTAAGATGATAGAATTAACCTGTATGGATTTGATAAAAGTATGTGCTGACCTAGTAAAAGAAGAAATCAATGGCTACGCCAACAGATCAGATGATTTTGCAGTACATCAAAAGATCCGTAAAGGTGCGAGCAAGGGATAATACTAGGTAATAGCTTCAAGAAAACAAAGGTTTATATGCTTAAAGATATTTTTGAACTACAGGATACCCTCAATAAAAGATTTGAAGCCTCTCAGAAGGATATTACATCTCTAGGCGTTCAAGGACAGATGGAGTGGACTGATAAGTTTATGAAGGTGTTGATTGGTGAATGCTTTGAAGTACAGAAAGCATGTGGTTCTCGTTGGTGGAAAAGAGATAAAGATGTATTAGGTGTAGAACATGTAAAAGAAGAGCTAGTTGATTGCCTACACTTCCTAGTATCCGGTATGTTAGCTATGGGTATGACTGCTACTGAAGCACACGAAATATATTTATCAAAGAATAAAAATAACCATACCAGGAAGGACTGGAAGATAAATGAGTAAATATGAGTTAGTATTTATCAGTCCTACTGTAAAGGAGCCAAGTAGGAAAGAGATCTTTGAGATGCACCCTGATGTAGTCAATTTTATATCTGAGGAGTTTAAAGAGAACGAGAATGCATTCGTTATCTCTGAGGTTGATAAAGCATATGTCAATGCAAATGGTGTATTGTTCCTAAACCCAACTCAATTTATTAAGACCTTCGGTGAGTTTAAGTCAGCAATACTGGAGTACAAGAAGACAGGAGACCTAAAAACTCCGATATCTGGGTTTGTTAAACAATTATCAGGAGCAAAGTATGGAAGTCAAGGAAAGTATAAAGAAACTAGCGAGTGAACTTGGTACAGTTAAGCTAGCCACAGATGAACTATCCTCCCAGTCTGATCATGTTTATAAGTTTGATTGCCCACCCATCGACATCCCATTGGGTGGTGGTATATATTCTGGTAAGATCTATGAGATCTTTGGTTGGGAGTCTAACGGTAAATCTACCTTTGCACTTGAATGCACTAAAGCATTCGCCAAATACTGGAGAAGTAGAGGATTTAACGATTACGGTGTCTTGTGGGTTGAATCTGAGAATGCACTAGATCGCCCACGTGCCCAGTATATGGGTTGTGAGATGGATGCATTCCTTACCCAAGAAGCAGATACTGTTGAAGACTGTGAGAAGATCGTCCTATCTACTCTTGAGAAGGCTCAGAAGAGTAAGATGAAGTTATTCATCGTATGGGATACTCTAGCAGCTGCGCCCACTGCGAATGAGAAGAATAATCCAGGTCAGTGGTGTTTTACTGCTGATGCAAGAGTTAAGTGTCTAGATGGTAAAATAAGAACCATGAAAGAAATGCAAGAGGCATTTGACAAAGATGAAGATCTCTGGGTTTATTCATATGATGTAGGTACAAAGAGTGTAGTTCCAGGTAAGGTTAAATGGGCTGGAGTAACTAAGAGAGTTAATGAACTCTGTGAAGTTACATTTGACAACGGTGAGTCTGTAAGATGTACCCCAGATCATAGGTTTATGACTAGGGATGGTAAATACAAAGAGGCTAAAGATCTGGTCGATGGTGAATCATTAATGCCTTTGTATTGGGAAGATGCTCCATGCAGTTGGATTAAGAATTGCACCAACTTATATGAGAAGATAACATCACCTGAAGAGGTGTTCACACACCAAATGGTTATTAGAGATATCCCCAATGGGAGTCAGAGACACCACATAGACCACGACAGATACAACAATAATCCTGATAACCTTACTGTTATGGCTAAAGAGGATCATGCAAGATACCATATATTAGAATACAATAAGACTGAAGAAAACAGGATGAGAACAGCTTTAAGAAATAAAGATCCTGAATTTATTAAGATGCTGGATAAAACCTGGGCAGAGGGTAGGAAATCAGGGGTTGCTGAGTGGACAAAGAAGGCCCACCTTGAGAAAGAATTTGGCCATAAGAGCCAAGCTACCCAAGACTTGATTACTAGGAATAAGATTCTAAAAAGAGCTCACCAAGTTATACAGGAAGGTTTACCTAGAACACCTGAATCTTACTTCAATAAGTTGAAGAGGGTTAGAGGTTATTCAGTGAATTCTATCAATCGGTATTTCAATAATGACTGGAATAGTCTGTACAAAGAAGCAGAGACATTCAACCATTCTGTTAAATCTGTTAGGTTGTACAAGACCGAACCAACTGATATGTATGACATAACAGTACCAGGTTTCCACAACTTTGCCCTTGAATTACGGGGGTCTGCGGTCTTTGTTCATCAGAGCGGCGGCATGATGGAAAAGCCACGAGTCATCAAATCCTTCCTACGTAAGATCACTAACCTACTAGGTCAAACTGATTCTACGATGATCTTGGTTAACCAACCATATGGTGGTCCACTCCAAGGTAAATTTCCGGAGACAGTCGGTGGTAATGGGATTAAGTTCCACGCATCACTCCGATTGATGTTGACTGCACGCACACCTATTCATAGGTCATTACCTGATGGTAAGATTGTCCAGGATGGTATCTGGGTAGAAGGAGACCAAGCCAAGAATAAGATTATTGGTCTTAAGCAGAAATTCACTATGTGTATGCTTAATGAGACCGGTATTGATAAGTTCCAAACAGTAGCTAACTTTCTTCAAGAGACAAAGATTAGTACTATTGCTGGTAGCTGGAAGAAGTTGTCAATTCCTGTTTCTCTGTATAAAGATGGTGAAGAAGAACCTAAGATGACTGAACTTTCTTATCAGAGTTACAGCAGCCTTAAGGAGAAGATTGATTCCCAATATCCACATGTGCATGATTGGATGAACTATCTAATCTATGATTACCACACTAAAATATCTCCTATCCTTAAGGTTAAGATTATCAAGGATGTGTGGGCATATGAAATGCAATTCTTTGGTAAAAAGAAGACAGTACTTACTGATAAAGAGCAGGACTTAGCTGAGTCTATGTACAAAGATATGGTTAGATCGGTAATTAAAGAAGAGACTGAAGTAGTGGTATAGGTCAAATGAAGTGTAAGTATGAAGACCGTAAATTAATATTCTTAGAATATACTGAACCTGAATTTAATCTAGTTAAGGCTAAACTGACCTGGGGAGGTGAGGATGGGAAGGAAGCGGAGACCCTAGTATTTGAAGGAGAAGATAAGAGATGGTTTACGTTCTATGGGTTAGTTAATGTGCTTAGGAAAGAATGTCGTATAGACATTCAAGTCCAAGATGCTCCTAGCGAAGATATTGATGATTGTGATATCTCCAAAGATATTCTACCAGGAATAACCCTCTTCGAATTCCAAGTAATAGCTGCTCGTAAAGCTATAATGTTAAAAGAAGGTCTGTCTATCATACCTACTGGAGGTGGTAAGACCGAAGTAATCCTATCTGTGCTTCGATACTTATTCACCAACAATCGTATAAAGACTGCTCTCATTGTAGTGCCATCCGTTAGCTTGGCAGAACAGCTATGCCAACGTGCTTATGATCGGGGATTTACTGGAGAAGAGATAGCTCCACTACATGGTAATGCCAGAAGAACTAATTCAAAGATAGTTGTAGGTGTGGTCAATTCTCTCAACCTAGCATTAAAGAGGGGAGATGAGACTGCATCATTTATAGCCGAGACAGATGCACTTATTTATGATGAGGCACATCACTGGTCAGCTACATCATATCTTACCATTACTTTAGTTGCTAAGAAGGCTAGGTATTGTCTTGGGTATTCTGGATCACCATTTAGGGAATCAAATATTCTGGATAATCCCAGTGATGCTCTTCTCTATGGAATTACAGGACGTGTGATATACACAATTGGTCATCGTAATATAAGAGATCTTGGTCTCATAGCTGAACCATATGTCTACTTCAAGCCTATCGGTGGTATGTCCCTTAAGTACCAAGGACAGTACAATAAGATCTATGAGAGATTCATTGTAAAGAACCAACAAAGAAATGAATCTATTGTATATTATACTAAGAAATTCGTAAGTCTCAAATTCTCTGTGCTAATTCTAGTCCAAAGGCTAGACCATGCTAGGATATTGATGGGTCATTTTAAGGGACTCAATGCTATATCTGTCTTTGGCGGTGGTAGTGGTCTGCAATATAATGAAGTAGGTCTTATTGAAGAAGTACCTATTGAGTATAACATATTTAGGCAGAATTTTGAAGCTGGTCTCTATGACATAGCTATTATGTCTCAAGTAGGTGACGAAGGCATAGATGTTCCATCCATTGGTGCAGTTATCTTAGCAGGTGGTGGTAAGAGTAGGATTAAGAATCTACAGCGTATCGGTCGAGGACTCAGACGTAAGAAAATCTTAAATAGAGTTTATATATTAGATTTTCTTGATAAGGGTCATGTGTACATGAGGTCTCACTCCAAGAAGAGGTTAGCCCTATTTGAGGAGATTGAAGCTACCATTGATGATGATGAATACAGATTCATGAATACTATTATACAGCATTCACAATTACTTGAATCAGTGAAAGAGGGTAACGATGGTAAATAAGAAATTAAATATTGAAATAGTTATATCTGATCTGCCTATGTACGGTGAGGGTTGGTACCAAGCCAATGCAAAAATACAAGGTAAAGAATACCAGAATTATGCTCGAACTCAAGGACGTGCTGTAGCGTTCTTATTAGAAGAAGTGGCATTGGTATTGAAAGATAGGAATTATGAATTAAAGGTTGAAGATGAACTTACAGCAACAGTTAGGTAATCTAGATGTCATCCCACAAAGTAAGAAGGGTGAATATCTAACGTGTTGTCCATTCTGTGTCAAGAATGGTAAGACACCGGATGTAGATTATAAATTAGGTTTTAATGTCTATAAGAAGATCTACCATTGTTATCGATGTGGGTCAAAGGGATCTCTTAATGAGATGGAACAACTACTATACCTAGTTGACCACCATGTCCCAGAGGCCAGTGATCTTAGAAATAAGTTGAATGGGTTGTTTAATGGTAGAGATCATTCTGATAGTGATTCTATAGACCTAGATGAGCTGTCATGGCCCATTGATCCAGTTAATACTCCAATAGCATTTAACTATATGATCGATCGTGGCTTTACTCAGGGTGAGATGGGGTATTATAATATACGTGTTGGTAAAGAGGGTAAGTGGTCTGGCAGAGTTATCTTCCCATTCATCGAGAACTCTATTTGTCGTTACATAGTTGGTAGATCTATCAATGGGGCAACCCCACGATATGTGAATTCATCTGGTAGTAAGAGTTCTCTAGTGTATAATTATGATAATATTCAGAATTCCTGTATCATCTGTGAAGGTATTATCTCCTCAATTTCAGCAGAAAGAGCAACAGGAATACCATCGGTAGCATTACTCGGTAAGTCTATATCAAGAATCCAAGCATCAAAGATTAGAACTAAATGTAAAGAAGTGTGGTTGTCTCTCGATGGTGACTGTAAGGATGGGGAGGTGGACAAAGTATTAGACGTTCTAATTAAGTCTGGTCTGAGGGTATGGTCTGTAAGATTACCCCAAGATAAGGACCCAGATGATCTTAAGGAAGATTATCTAAACTATTTTAGTATGGCCAAGAGGGAAAGTCTGTTGTGATTACCTTAGTATCATCTAAACCGGAGATACCTCCTATGATAAGTGAAAAAGAAGCTGCATTATTTTTATTCAGAGTTGTGCTATACATACTTCGCCCTGATATCAAGGAGATCGAGCAAAGATCAAAAAAAGGTAGCATCTAATTGAATTATGTATTAGTTGACAGCAACTACCAGGTTAATAGGGCTATATTTAAGAATAACGATCTTAAGAATAGTAAGGGGGATCCTACAGGGGGTATTTATATATTCCTCCGTATGTTGTATAAGCTTTTAGAACGTGGTAACCTCATCTGTGTTTTTGACGGTGGTCACTCTTCATTCAGAACTAATCTGTACCCCAACTATAAAAAGAGGGAAGAACGAGAAGAGACACCAGAAAATAAAGAACTAGATGATATCTTTTCATTCACATTCAGTAGGCTTAAATCATTACTTCCAAAGATGGATATTCCTGTAGTACAGATGTCTGGAGAAGAGGCTGACGATATTATTTATCGATTAGCTGAATATCTTATAGGACAAGGTCATGCTGTTACTGTAGTCAGTGATGACAATGACTACCTCCAAATGGTTAATATTGGTGCTACTGTATTACGACCAATGAAAGATGAAGTATACCTGAAGAGTAGTTTTGAGCATCTTCGTGGATTTCCACCAGAATACTTTATCTATTATAAAGCTATGATCGGTGATGGTTCTGACAATATCCCAGGTATTAAAGGTATTGGGGATGTTACTGCTAAGAAGATCATAGATCAGATGATTGTGTCAGGGCCTACTATAGAGTCTCTGCATAATGTGTCAGAGAAATCTACTTCATCCTGGGGGGTTAAGATTAAATCAGGTATGTCTATAATCAAACGTAATATTATGTTAATGGATTTAGCCAAATGTCCCCTCACCCTAGAGGATGTTAGTTACACTTACTTAGAAGCAGAAAAACACTCTGCTACTAATATTTCTTTCGTTAATGGGTTCTTTAATGAGATGGAGTTCACATCTCTTAACCACTGGTTAGTACACCTTTCTATTAAAAATAAACAGGAATTCTGCAGCGTCCCCAACGTTCTCTAATTAACCTTCACCGTTGCATTTGGGGACAACCTTGGATTTTGACATTCCTTTTCAGCGTGCTATCTTAAGATTATTACTCACCAATCTACGATTTGCTACCCACTATGGAACATTAATTAAAGAAGAGTACTTCGAGACCCAATTCCTAAAGACTATATTTTCTCTCGGACTTAACTACATTCTTCAATATGAGAAAGAAGTGGATAGCTCCGAGATGACTACATTAGTAAGCGATTATACAGTTACTCGTGGTTGGTCTAAGGATATCTACCGAGAGATCAAGGATGAGATCAAGCAAGTATTTATGACTCCTATCAAAAACGAGCAATTCGTAACTGATAGGTTTATTACTTTCTGTCGTAAGCAGGAGATGAAGAATGCATTGATCAAGTCTGTTGGCATTCTGGAGGAGGATGCAAACTACGACCAGATATTAAAGATGATTGATCAAGCTATGTCAGTTGGTTGTGACGGTAGTGATTCACTCACGTACAAAGATCTACTCAACCTACCAGAATTGTTCCGTCAGAAGTACAACCCAACTAAGCTAGTGAAGACAGGTTATCCTACTTACGATAAGTGCTTCATGGGTGGTCTAGCAGCTGGGGAGATTCATGTTATTCAGGCTCCACCTAAATGTTTTACTGGTGATACATTAGTTCAACTGTTGGATGGTAGTGAAATACCAATTTCGGATTTTGAGTTTAGAGAACCAACTTGGGTTATGTCATATGATACAACCACTAACAAAATTATACCAGCTCTGGCAAGATTCGGTGGCAAGAAACTATCGGGTAATGTGGTAGAGGTTGTATTAGACAACGGTTATAAGGTCAAGTGCACTTCTGATCATAGATGGTTGATGTCGGATGGTAACTACACAGAGGCTGGAAGGCTGCAACCAGATGATAGTTTAATGGCTGTGTACTGGACACACACTAAAGGGGACCGTCCCAGAGTCAAGGCTACTAAAGAAGGTAGAGGTAATATGCTACAAGATCTTGTAGCAGAGCACTACCACCAAAGATCTATCGGTAGTGGTGAAGAAGTACACCACAGAGATTCAAACCCATATAATAACAACCCAAGTAATCTTGAAATTCTTTCTAAGGAAGATCACTCTAGGATACATGGGTACAATGAAGAACGTCTTAAGAAGATGTGGGAACAAGCAGCAGTAGCTAAGGCCAAACCAGAATTCAAAGAAAAGATGAAAATTATATTAACAGAACGTAATAGAACTGATAAAATGAGGGCATCTAGTGTTTTAAGGGCCCAGCATATGAGAGGTCTTAAAAAGAAACATCATGAAGAAAGACTTGTTAGTCAGAATCATAAAGTAGTATCTGTTACCAAGGTTGGTAGAGAAATAGAAGTATTTGATATTGAAGTACCGGGTCCGAATAATTTTAGTATTGGCACAGGTTTAGGTACTTCTAGGAATGGAAGGAGTGTTAGATCAGGTGTATTTGTACACAATTCTGGTAAATCTACCTTGGCTTGTAATATTGGTACTAATGCTCTACTTTATAACAAGACAGTGTACCACATTTCGTTAGAGATTAAGTCAGTTGATGTTATGGCTAAGTATGCAGTACGTATGACTAACTTGACCTATGATGAATTGGTAAGCTGTTCTGACGTCGAGTATATTGAACGTATCGCTAAGTTCAATCAGTATAAGCCTAGGTTGTTCGTGAATTACTGGACAGAGTTGACTGTATCTGCTCAGGTTATCCGTGGTTGGGTATCACGTACCAGATCTCAAACAGGATTCAATCCAGATCTTATCATAGTTGATTACGATGATTGCCTATTACCAGTTCGTGGTTCTAGGGATGATATGTATAACGATGCTGGTGAGGTTTACTCTGATCTTATAGGTCTTGCTGACTACTTCAAGTGTCCTGTTGTTACTTTTGCTCAGCCTCGCAGAGAGGCTTGGGAGAAGGTAAATAACGATGAATTGATCCATTCTTATGATCTAGCCCACTCTGCTCGTAAAGCTCATAAGACTTATTCAATCAGTAGTCTTAATTTTAAAGAAGGATCTAACGAAGGCATATTCTACATTGACCTAGCTCGACGTGGTGAGTCTGGTGTAAAGATACCTATAGTACGTGATCTCAGTCGTGGTATTATTCGTGAACGAGCCAATATTCATGCTGTGGGTGGTTAATGTTTGCAGGTTTTGATGTGTGTGAAGCTTGTGGGTTACATCGATTCTGCAAGAACCCCTTAATAAAAGGTAGGGGTAACCGTAGTCCTAAGGTTATACTCATTGGAGAATCTCCAGGATTTGATGACGATACTGATGGGGTATCGTTTAGTGGTAAGGTGGGAGCTATCCTATCTTCTACTCTAGGTGAGTACGAGAAAGATTGCTACATTACCCATGCAGTTAAGTGCTTATCTGTAGCTGATCCAGTAACCAGAACTGGAATACGAGCACCGTCAGAGCTAGAGATTGACTATTGTAAGAAGATCCTAAATAAAGAATTGATGATGTTTGAAGAGGGTACTACTATCGTTACGATGGGTAACGTAGCTCTTACTTCTATTCTTGGTCCCCATCGTGGTATTATGAAAGAGCTAGGGGTGGCCCGTAAGGTAAATATCTTTGGTAAGATGTTTAAGCTTATCCCCAACTACCATCCTGCAGCTATGTTGCGTAACCCTCAATGGCAACCAGACTTCCAGCGTATTATGCATTCTGCATTTACTGGTAAGTTTAAGGAAGAGTCAGGTGCATTGATTAAGACTCTTAACTATGAAGAGTCAATGGAACAGATTCAGAGGGCTATGGACCTTTATCGAAAGGGGGATATTGGTTGGTCACTATTTGATATTGAAACTAATGCTTTCACTGCATGGAAAGGTAAGACGATCATGTATTCGATCGCCCATAATGCAGATGACACAGCCTATTCTATTCCAGTATATATTAATAATGACTTTAAAATCAATAAAGAAGATGCAGTAGATCTGTTTCGTAAAAATGAGTACAGCAGATGGACTTATGAAAATGAAGACATAAAGGATACACCTGATTTTGGTATGTTAAGGGATGGGTTCATAGATCGTCTTTACAAAGAGATAGTAGATCAATATAGATTAGATTTCAATATTAGCCCACAACAATCAGTTAAATTGAACGCAGCTATTAAGGAATTCCTTCAAACAGTTCCTATTGCTGGTCACAATCTTAAGTTTGATTTGAAGTTTAAATACATAGAGGATAATCTAGATCTAAGTAGGGTACGTGTAGCTTACGATACTCTTATCATGGCCCACCAACTATATGGCCGTACCCCTGGGGCATCTCTCAAGCTGAAGGATCTATGTCGTAAGTTATTCAATGTTCAAGAGGACTGGGAAGTATCAATACATGCATACCAAGCTAAGTTCAAGCGTGTAGACGATAGGCATTATGGTAATATCCCTACCAAGATCTTAGGTGACTATTCCGCTCTTGACTCCTACTACAATAAGATGTTAGTTAACCATCTTGATAGTTCAATGCATAATGATATGAAGTTCATTTGCAATGCTGTTACTTCAGCAACTATTCCATATGTTGAAGCAGAGTCTAAAGGCATTAAGATCGATACGGATATGTTATCCTATCTTGCCAATGCTTATAAAGACCACTTGGATAACCTACTCGGTAGGATGAAATCACTACCGGCAGTAAGTAAGTTTATTGACGATATTGTTAAGCCTCAGATGATAGAACAGTCTAAGAAGACTAGAGGTAAATTCTATACAGAAGATCAATTTAAGGAAGATGCATTCTTACCTTCATCGGTGAAGAAAGTATCTACTATTATGTATGGGTCTGCCTATCTTGGACTTCCCAAATTAAGGGGATTCACTACTGATAAGGGTGATCCATCTACAAATAGTGCTACTCTGGAGGAGATGATTAAGCACCCTGATATTACTCGAGAGGCTAGGGACTTCCTAGGTCTTATGATGTCATTCAGGACATTCAATACCCTCCTATCTAGATATATCTCTCCAGTACCTGAATCAATGATTGATGGTCTTTACAAGCACGAGTTCAACCTTACTGGAACTGTAACTGGCCGTATGTCTTCTGGTTTCCACACTCTCCCACGAGAATCTGACATCAAGAGATTGTATACCTCTAGGTGGTTGGATGAAGGTGGGTTATTCCTCGCAGCAGATATGTCCCAATTAGAGATACGTATTGGTGCATCTCTGTCCAAGGAATGGAATTTGATTGATGCTTACAAAGAAGGTATTGACATCCATACCAGGACAGCCTCTATTGTCTTTGATAAATCAATGGATCAAGTAAAGTCAGATGAACGAACAATTGGTAAGACAGTTAACTTCGCCATCTTTTATGGTAAGGGTGCAGAGACATTAGCACAAGATATGAAGATGTCTGTCGAGAAAGCAAGATGGTTTATTGATTCATTCTTCAAGGGCAATCATGCTCTTAGTGATTGGATTGATAAGCAACATCAATTCGTACGTAATCATGGTTATATTACCACACCATATGGTAGGTTAATTGCTATCCCTGAAGGGCTTTCTGAAGAACCAAGATTGATAGGTGATGCACTACGTAGATCCGTTAACTTTCCAGTACAGTCTACTGCTTCAGATACGGTACTTATTGCATCTAATGAAATCTATTACGGCATGAAGAAGGATAACCTTAATTCTATTTTCTTAGGTTCTGTACATGACTCTGAGGAATTTGATATCTATCCTGGAGAACTACCTTCAATCATTCGTCGGGTTAAGGAAGAGAATGAAGTTAAGATAGTTGAAAGATTTCCATGGATCCTATGCCCACTAGAGATGGACGTATCTCTTGGTGCTTCATGGGGTGGGGCTATTGAGTTCAACGTAAGGGAGTGCTCTGACAAACACCTAGTACTAACTAATGGTAAGTCACTTCGCAAAGATTTCAGGATGTTGGAATACATAGGTAGTAAATGCTACAACATAAAGGTAGAAGTAACCAATGTAAAAGAGCTAACTGATAAAGATTTTGCAGATGACTCCTTCGTTAGAGACACGGAAGAGTGGACTGCTGATGTTACAATAGAGTTGAATACCTAGGAACTGTACAACTTGAATAACGTTCTATAAGTAAGCAATTCTTGGGCCATGATTAAAATTATTTTTGTCGCAAGAAAAAAAGATGTTGCCTTTTTGGTGTTTTTGGGCAATAATTAATGTCCTCGCTGAGCTGTGACTGTTGTAAAGGATGCAGATGATAACATCGCAAGAGTTGAATCTATTACAGAAAGTTGTTAAAAGAGTTGCTAGTAGGTGGAGAGATAACTCTTGTTATACTGTAGAAGACATTGAGAGTCAGTTCTGGGTTAAGATATTAGAAGTACACCCGATCCTTAAAACACTTGAGACTGATGAAGATCTTGAGTTTATGGCCAGGAGGATTCTCAAGAATTACCTCAGTGATATAGTTCGATTCCATAAAAGACGACCTGATACAAGTATATATAGCTTATATGACAACTTCCAAGAAGTAGTTGAGAGTGCTTTTGCAGAAGTATCTCTCAGCTTTACCACAGAATCTTCAACGGGTTACCAATCAATAGCAGTCAGTCAGCTCAAAGAGATCCTAGTCGATTGGGCACAGGATGAAAAGCCAAAGATCCAACGATATATTAATGAAGTAATCTCCCCTTCTGCAGAGATATTAGAATCCTGGAGGGAGAGAATTGCTAGTACTCGTAATGCCCCATCAAGATCCAGATTAAATAATAAAGATTACATACCCCCTACAGTCCTGGCTAAATTACTAGGTATACACCACAAAGAGCTGTATGAGTTTATGTGGAGACTGAAGGTATACTTAGAGCGTATGGGATATAACCTATCCGTTACGTTAGCATGAGGATTTTATGGATTATAAGAATCTCAAAAATGTAACATTTGGAATGGAGTTAGAATTTTCAGACTGTGATAGAAATACACAGCTACCTGAAGGTCTTACTTGGGATAATCGTGAGCAGGATATCATCAATAGTGACTGCAGAGCTATCAACCCTACTAGCAAAACATACACTATTGGTGGTGAAATCAACACTGTCCCAGGTAGTATTGAAGATCAAGTTAGGCTATTCAAGACTGCTATTAGAATCCTACCATCTGCCACTGTAACTTTCCGTTCTCACTTACACTTACATATTAGATTCGATGGGATTCGTGAGGATGTAAATCTTCAGAAAAGGGTCCTTACCTATATTCAAAATAATATTACTACTGTCATGAATCATAACTTTACCCCAACAAAGGTGCGTGGAATGACGACCTCAGGTTGGAGGTATGTTAGGGCAGACAGGACTAGGATGCAGGATTGGAAGTATGACCTCTGCATGAAAGCGAATAGCCCTAAAGAGTTCTACGATGCACACCAGATGGTCAAGGATGGTACTATCCTACCCCAGACCACTAAGAGGTATTGTCTTAACTTATTCTCACTTAAAAAGCACGGCACTATAGAGTACCGTGGTCTTTACATGACTATGAATCCAGAGTCTGTATATGACTCATTGGTATTCTTTGCAGACTTCATGAGTGAAGCTGTGGGTGACCAAAGACCTATATGTGATGCTGTAGATCTAGGATCTTACTTATTCCCACTGGAAATACCATACCATCATGAGCAGCAACTCGGGTGGGAGAAGACAAATACTAAGAGTGGTTCAGATGCGTAATTACACATTTGGTAGCGAGCTAGAACTAGGAAACATCGATACTAGGTTGGGTCCTCCACCCAGGTGTCACTTTACAGGTGATCCAGATGTCTGTAATATGAACCCACATGCTGCAGCTGATCCAGAAAAGAAAGATTATCACCTAGGATCTGAAGTTAATACAGATGCCCACGATTCTATTAGTTCTATTATGGATACAATAAATGGTGTATTTCACCATTACCGTAGCTCCCCTCCAGTAGTTAACCATAGATGTGTCCTTCATCTCCATATTGGGTACAAAGATTTACCTAATAACCTAGAAGACCTCAAGAAGATCTTGTCTTATACCGATGACAATGGTATGTGGTATATTAATAACCACTGGAAATACACTATCCCAAGTGATGTCGATTCTCACACTCGTAAATTCTTGTCTTTTGATTGTATCACTATGCAGAATTGGAAATATCAGTTCTGCATGAATGCTACCACCACAGATGACTTTAGAAGAAGTCATGCTAAGGTCAAGGACGGAAGGGTAATATTTCCTACCATGCGTCGCTATTGTGTTAATATGTACCCTATCTTTAAGCACGCAGCTATCGAGTTTAGGTGGTTCTTCCCCACAACTGATCTCACTCAGATTGAATCCGCATTCCAATTTATTACTCGTTACATGGACCAAGCCCTAGGTGATCGTATTCCAGTATCTGAGTGGGTGGGTAAGTATAACCTACCCAAAGAGGTACCATTTGATCATAAGCTGGAGAAGGCGTGGCGGCTAACCAACTACAAGTTTAATAGTAGGAAGATTGCTAATAGTAATCGAGAGAAGATCATTAATGGCGAGATCCAACTATAAGAGTATCATATGTGTGGTGTAGTAGGGGTTAGTAGTAAATATGATTCTAATAACCAAATAGTATTAAGCAATATTCATAACCTTATCCTTGAATCACAAATTAGAGGTAGACACTCAACAGGAGTGTCTTTTATATTAGATGGTAAGATTAAGACTATTATTGAGCCACTAAGAGCATCTGATTTTTTGAAGAAGCATTGGGAAGAAATCAGATCAGATCTTGGTGATAGAGATATCTACCTAATAGGACACACCAGATACTGTACGAGTGGGTTCGAATACAACCAGCCTATTTATGATGATTATTTTAGTGTTTGTGTTAACGGAGTTATTACTCAAGCAGACCCTGAAAAGTGGTATGACCTATTCCATGTCAAGACTTATAATAGGAATGATGCGGTTATAGTATTAGATAGAGTAAGAAATAACCTAAGCCCATTAGATATTAAGAGTAGCAATCATGTGTCTCTAGCTGCTATGGTACTACACAAAGGTGGGACTATTAAGGCAATGAGAAATGATTCACGTCCTCTCTATTACTACAATTATGACAAAACTACTTATTTTGCTTCTACTGTATCCATCTTCCAGAGAGCTATGGGTATTACTCCTAAATTTACCCACCCAAACACTGAGTATTTAATTAGAGACGGTGTAACAGAAATAGTAGATATGAGAGACAACGTTAACGAACTGCAGATTAACTATGCAAAATAAACTTGATTTTAGGCTTGCCGAAAACCGTAGGGAAGGTTACATAAGATGGACCGTGTGGTCTGCTCGTACAACTGATGCTGATCCATCTATTGAGATGATGAAGTATATCTTCGATCGTCAAGAGCTCAATATAGAGCAAAGATTCTGGTTGTGTTTCTTGTATGCCAATACTTACCAACTCCCTATGGCATATACGATGTATAATGAATTCCCAGATTATATTAATGTAGATCAAGATAGACTGGAATGGTGGAACAATGATAACTACAAGAATCTGAGATACCAGTCTGATATGAAATGGGTCAAGGGTAAGTTACCTATTCTGTATGAATCTTATCGCAAGAATGTAGGTCCCAATCAAAAGGAATTCTTCGATAAAGTGTGCTCATCCCCAGACCCATATGATAACTACCAGACTTTACGTATTCTTATCACTAACCACTTTAAGCATATGGGTAGATATACCGCTTTCTTTTATCAACAGGTGCTGAAGCATTGTTGTGGTCTCAATATTGATGCTCCTACTCTACTCCTTGGTGAGTATGGAAGTGAGTCACATACTAATGGTGCATGTTATGCATCTAACAAAGAAAATTGGTTGACTTCTTATTATGAAGAGGGTAAAACTAAGAAGATAAAGAGAGATGTGACATATACTACAGATATGAAGCAATACCTAGAAGATTTCAGCTCTGGTGTTCTTAAGGAGATACATGAAAGATACCCTGATACTATTGGCTGCGTGGATAATTTTATCCTTGAGACAACTTATTGCTCCTTCAAGAAACTCTTCAGAAGACGTCAAGGCAGATATTTAGGTAGCTATTTAGACAGACAGGCTGAGGATATCAAGTCTGTCGAGAATTTATTTGATAAGGTAGATTGGGACATATGTTGGGACTACCGTAAAGAGAAACTACATGAGTTCACTACAAAAGATAGAGGATTTACTGATAGTGTTAAGTGTCAATGGTTCTTAGACACTGGAGACTTCCCAGGTCTGGGAATATATGATGATTTAAGGAATGGGGGTTAGTATGCTAGAGATTCGTGTAAATAAAGAGCCAACTGGTCTATTCGCTGGTATTTATGCAGGTAAGGAATACAAACCAGGGGATACGATCACAGATCTAAGTGTTGGTGATGAGAAGAAAGAGCGTGACTTTAGAACTATTGAGTTGGACCACGCACATATTGATCACCCAATCGGGAGATTTCTGAACCACAGTTGTGATCCTACTGCTTTTGTTGATCGTAAACTTAATCTTCTTAGAGCCAATAAAGATATCCAAATTGGTGACATGATTACGTTTGACTACTCAATAAATGAGTCCGTTATTGCAGCACCTTTTGAATGTAGGTGTGGTAGTACTAATTGTAGGAATTATATCTCGAGGGATAAATGAAAGTAACAATCTGTGGTCTTGGTCATGCCACACATGCATTAGTACCCCTACTTTGTAGTAAGGGGCATGAAATTCATGTTCTTACTCGTAGGGACAATGGTATAGCTGATCGCAAGAAGTTAGACATAACTACCAATACTGGTCTAAGTGGAAGTTGTACTATTTCTAGTGATCCTGCTACTATTAAATACTCTGATGTTATTGTGATGCCTGTCCCATCTGATACGTATGATAGCTATCTGGAGAAGATGGCTCCTCATATCCAGTTGGGTCAATCACTTGTTATAACACCAGGTCAGGGTAGGTTTTACCGTTATGCTCAGAAGCATATTGATGGGTATACCTTAGCTAATATTAACATCTCTTATGTTTCACCTATGCCAGTCAATTGTCGTACAGTTGAAGAGGGTAAGTCTGTAGATGTTAAAGCATACAAGAAGAATTTCTTCGTTACTTGTGAAGGTAACTATATTGACCTTGAGCTAATAAGGGATCTATTTGATGCTAAGAATATCACTTATCAGAAAGGTGGTTCAACCTTAGCCAATCTTATGCCAATTAACCCAGTTATTCACACTGCACGTCTGTACAACCTATTCAAGGACACTGATGTAATTAGAGAGAATCCTCTGTTTTACGAACAGATGAGTGAATCAGATATAGAGCTGATGCACACTATACAGAGAGAGTTAGGTCGGATAGGTTGTGCATATAAGGTGGTAATACCAGATCTATTCGAATTCCTAGCTAAGTTTGTATACGAGACAGACTATTCTAATATGCATGAATTCTTTACTCAATATTCTGCTTATAAGGGATTCAGAAGTCCAGTCAAACCTGTAAGATTTGGGTATTCTCTGGATAAGAGTAGTCGTTATATAGGTGAGGATGTTGAGTTAGGTCTTAAGGTGTACCAAGAGTATGCAAGAGATAGGGATGTGAAGACTCCAGTTATTGACATGATCGTAGATAGGTTGCTTAGCCTATGAGTTATGAGGAATGGCTAAAACAACAAGATATTAAATCTTGGGACCTTAAGTTTAGAGCTAAGGTAGGTAATGCTCGTAGGTTTGGTATGGTGTGCCCACACTGTGGTTTGAGTAGTAAGGGCATCGGTGCCATGAAAAGACACCACTTTAATAACTGTAGGAGTCAAAATGCGTCTATCTGAATCTGATATTAAAGATCTATTAGATGGAAGCACTTTTGGCATTGAATTGGAGATTGCTAACTGCAATGCTACAGTTGAGTTGCCAGTGGGGAATACATTCTGTACCAAAGAAGGTAGTGTAATAAATAAAAACAGAGTAGGTAATGATCCTCTTAGAGAATACAATCATATTGGTTGTGAGATCCAGGTTAAGCCACACAATACTGAGGAAGAGCTACTCAAGTATGTGTTATATCTGTTGCATCTTACCCAGTGTGAAGAGATAAGAGACCCCAACACATTTCATAGCCACATAAAGATACCTAAGCTACTTCTGGATGAGAATGTTGGCATACTTAGGCACATCATAAACTACTCCAATAAATGGAATAGTAAGCTGATGCCACTTATCTCTCACCTACCTCCTATGGATCTGATTATGAATCAGAAGTACCATAGTCCGGAACAGGCAGCTATGTTCAAGAGGGCATACAAGGATAAGTACCGGTCACGACACTCTATTCTTCCTGAGTCTTCAATTGCTAGGATCAATAACCCAGAGATCAAGACAAGAGCTGCATTGATTAATGCTATGGCTCCTGCTAAGAAGAATGGTTCTCCATCTTGGTTCGTACTACCTCGTAATGCTGTCAACTTCCGTAAGATGAGAGATGGTGATATTGGTACGATCGAAGTAAGATGTTTCAGTGGTAGTTCTGATCCTGAGGTAATTCGTAATATTATTGAATTCCCTAGACTATACGTTACAGCTGCCCTACTAGATATTGATCCTATCCCAGTCTTCAAGGATAAGAAGTGGCCTGGGTATTATGGCTGGACGATGGAGACTAATGAAGAGTCTATGCGTTGGATCAAGACCGATCATGACAAAGTAGACCGTAAGCTCATCATACCAGCTATTAAAGAGATGTTGATTAACAGAGAGATTACTCTGGGAAGTCTAGGGTACCCAGAGACGTTCTGGAATAGGCAACTAGGCGATAAATTATATTACGAATTACTGAACTATAGTAAGGAGGTGGGCATTGAAGGGTATAGGAGTTGATCCTAAGACTATTCTTGAAGATCTGACCTCTATCAAGAAAGACGATATCAATTGGAAATCTGGTAGGTGTTTTGGTTATGTGTATAACCCAGGTGAAGTAGGCCTTAAGTTAATTGAGGACTCATTCATCAAGTATATGTCTGATACTGTACTAGATGTGAAAGCATTCCCTAGCTCCAAGATACTGGAGCATGAACTCAATGGTATTGCTATTGAGATCTTAGGTGGCGATCAAACTGATTCTGGTTCATGCTTTACTACTGGAGGGACTGAGTCTATATTTCTATCTGTGCTAGCCCACAGGGAGTGGGCCAAGAAGACTAAGAATATTACTGAACCTAATATAGTTATTCCTGATACGATTCACCCTGCCTTCAATAAAGCATGTTTCTATCTAGGTATTAAGCCCATTGTAGTTGCTGCTGGTCCAGACTTTAGAGCAGACCACAAGAAGATGGAATATTACATAGATGATAATACTATAATGATAGCTGGTTCTGCACCTTCTTATGGGGTAGGTCAGATTGACCCTCTGTGGGAGTTAGGTTGTATTGCTGAAGATTTAAAGATTGGATTTGTTATTGATGCGTGTGTCGGTGGTGGTATTATCCCATTCATGAAGAGTGGCCCAGAGTTGTCTTTTAAGATACCTGGGGTAACAGCCATTACTCTCGATTGGCATAAATGGTACATGAGCATCAAGGGTTCTTCCTCGGTAGTGTACCGAGATAAGTCTATGTTGGACTATCAGTGTTTTGTTCATTCAGCTTGGATGGGGTATTCAATTGTCAACCCTTCTGTAACATCAACTAGGTCCACCGGTCATATTGCTGCCACAGTAGCTATTATTAAATACTTTGGCTTGAATGGTTACCGTAAGATCACAGATGAGATCATGTATGAGGCAGATAAGATTAAGAATTATCTGTCCTCATGCGAAGTACTAGAGCTCATTGGTGAGCCAGAGTTGAACGTATTTGCATTCTCCTCCTCTAGTGAGGAAGTAAATATCTTCACTCTACAAGAGGTGCTCAAGAATAAAGGGTGGTTCATCCAACCTCAGCTTGGTTATGGTGATATGCCACCATCTTGTCATATCTCTGTTAACTACAGTAATGTGGGTATGATTAATGAGTTCATCATAGATCTGGATAGAGTTCTTAAGGCCGGATTACTTAGTAGTAAGACTGAATTAGATATGCTAAGTGATATGCCTATAAAGAAACGTGATAAGATACTTAAATCAGAACGCATTGAGGGCAGTCTATGAGTTCGTACATTATGCTGAAGGGAACATCAGGGACGGGAAAGGGCACCCGTATCTCCCAACTACAGATGTTTTTTAAACACATTGGTCTGAAGCATGAGATGCATTGGGTTGATGATACCACTAAGATAGTACCAGTGTGCCTTGTATTCCCTGAAGTGAATATGGCTTTCTTGGGTAAGTGGGTTAAATCTCAATATTCTAAGTTATGGTCTTGGACCTCTCTTGATTACATCCATGCTAGATTCCAATTCCAATACACCCCAGGATTTATTACTGAGTACAAGAACTACAATCTAGTAGCTGAAGGTTATCCCATGACTCTTGGATCCTGCTATAGATTCAAGCATATACATGAGACCTTTGGATTTACCAAACAATTCTATCAGTACTACCACTATGACCTACACAAAAAAGAGAATACCAAAGAACAAAATGATGAATGCTTCGAGCAACTCCAGGGTAGGATGATGGAGCGTAGTGGTCATAGAATCAAGGGATCTTGTTGGGGTAGTAACTGGGGTGCATATGCAGAATATGAAACCCACCAGAAGGAACATGATGAAGATCCAAGAGGGGTTGAACTTAAACTATCCCGCCATCGTTACGATGATGACATTAATGTTTTTGGTGCTAGTATTCTACCATTTATTGGCCGTCCGGATTTGGTTGAAGCATTCCATAAGTATTGTTTAGAGAATAATACTCTACGGAAGATGGGTGACAATCAAGTACATAATGAGTTCGTGATAGAAACTCTTAATGCCCCTAAAGTACCAAATAAAGTTATACCCAATATTGGCTGTGACCCTAAGCCGAAAGTAGGTGAAGATGCTATCGACAGTAGAGCCTAACAAGGAGCGTATACTTAAATTCTTTGAATTTATCTATGATAGACATATGATGTGGTATAAAAGAACAATCCTTAAAGAACCACACCCATGGTCTAATGATCCTATCCTTAATGATTATAAATCCTGCAATGTGTACAGAGAACTGGATAAAGGGACTGTATACATTATAGACGAATTGAAGGATAATAAAGACTGGAATAATGTCCTATTCAACTTGGTGTTCTATAGATTCTTTAATAAGTATGGATTTTTTGAGAATATATTAGATGGTACTCTGGCGGATTACAAATCTTTTGACCTACTATACTATGAACACTTGTTAGACTATAGGATAATAGAGAAGACTAGCTTATTCAACTCTGCTTATTTGGTCTGCCAAGTACCAGTAAATCCAGATTATCGCAAGAGTGATAAACATATCCAAGTCTTATTTTCTCTTCTGGACCTCAGAGATAGGATTCAAGCTGGTTATATAGCTAAACTATATGCTTGTGAAACTGCATATGACACATTCGCTAAAATTAAAGAACTAAAATTAGTAGGTGGTTTTCTAGCCATGCAACTATATGCTGATCTGTCTTATCTTAAGTTGATAAGTTTTACTGAGAATGATTATGTTGAGATTGGCCCAGGTGCTATTGATAGCCTAGAGTTCATGTTTGGAAATACTAAGTATAGTAAGCAACTGGATCGGTGTAAAGATCTAAGAGATATGCAACCAGAGATGTTTGAAGAGTTATACAAGACTACTGGGAAGAATTGGAAGAGTATAGCCTACACTGGCCCCACAAGTAATGCACCTTATCTATCCCTGATGAATCTACAGAATTCAATGTGTGAATGGCGTAAATATAGAAATCTACTACAATCAAGTAAAGACCCAACTTACAGGTGTAAGAAGAGGTATTATGTGGTTGACCCAACTAGGAGTGCTTATGAGTCCGGAAGTGAGAGTATTTAAGATGTTGGCTGGCCCTGATATCGTCGCAACTGTGCAGGATGAATCAGGAATTGTACGTGAACCAATGTACATGATTATCCAACAGCATGGTAATAATCAGAGCATCACCTTGGCTCCAGTCATGAATCATAGTGATCAGAAAGAGCAATTTGGTATGCTTAATATAGGTCTTTGTGTATTAGTATACCCAGCTGCTAAGAAACTAGCTGATGGTTATAATGCTGAAGTTGAGAAGATGAGAGTAGGTAGGTCTGGTCTTATTCTTCCAAGTAGTTCTATTCCAAACCTTGGGCCGATCAACTCCTAAGGAATTTGACAAGCTATAAGACGTTCTATAATCAAATTCCGAGTTGGGGCATACTATGGGTAAACCATTATTAGTTATTTTAGAGTCACCTGATGGGTTGGGTAAGACAACTCAATCTAAGATATTGTCTGAAAAGTACCAAGCTAAGCTTATCATCCAACCTTCAGCTGAGAACTCCCTAGGGTTTCTACGTAATGAGGTGAAGAATAATCCTCTATACAATCCATCATTCCGTCAAGCACTTCATACAATGTCCCATATCGTTGACGCATTCAATTATCTTGATGGTTCTTGCAATGTAGTTATGGATAGATCTTTTATATCTACCTATGTTTATGGGCAAGTGACACACCTAGAAGAGTTTGAGAACGATATCCTTCTCAGAGTACACCAAGAAGTATATCGATCATTCGCTTCAAAATACAAGACTATTTATGTGTTTCTAGACGCCAATGGTAAGTATAAAGAGGGTAACACTGATCAGTTCGAAGGGACATTCAACTGGGGTCATCTAAGAGATGCATATGTTTCTTTCTTCGCTGGTGTAGCTAATAGTGGAAATCCTCTTCTCACCGAAGACGAAGTTATTATATCTGTTAACGTACATAGCAAAAGTATAAAAGAAGTCTCTACTGAGATTGATTTCTTAATTAGTAGACACATGAAGGATAGTCATGCCACATAAAGATATTAATGTTTATGACAATTTGAATGAGATGGTATTTGATACATGTGATCATGTAATCAGAGATGGTGAGGTTGTTACATCTCGTAATGGTAGTAGCAGAGAGATCTGTGATTACAATGCGATCTTAACTAATCCTCGCAACCGTCATCTATACCTACATGGTCGTAAGTCTAATATCTTTGCAACAATAGGTGAAACTCTCTGGGTTATGGCTGGGGTAGATACTCTAGACCCATTAATGAAATTCCTTATCCCAAGATCTGTTGATTTCTCTGATGATGGTGGTAGTACTTGGCGTGCAGCATATGGTGCTCGTCTGTGGGCTAATGGTCAGATTGACCACGTAGTTAGATCTCTTTGGGACGACCTTAATAGCCGTCAGGCTGTGATGACTATTTGGGATCCTAGTAAGGATACTCTAGAGTCAATGAAGGGTGAGAAGACCAAAGACCGACCTTGTTCCAATTGGTTAGGCTTCCAGGTACGTAATAATAAACTAAATCTTAAGCTTCAAATGAGATCCAATGATGTCATCTGGGGTTTAAGTCATATTAATGTATTCGAATTTACATTTCTCCAAGAGATCATCTGTGAGATGATTAGGTTGAAGCATCCACTTATTGGTCTTGGGTCTTACACCCATGCTGCATTATCTATGCATGTGTATGACCCTGGGACAATTACCCAGGCAGTGGATATTGTTAAGAGTAAAGAGAATCGTGACTTTCTTTTTACTACTCCTAGTAGAAACATGAAGCTGGGTAGTATTGACCCAGATACTGTTCAATCCTTCTTTCATGAACTGTATGATTCCATGTGTCACCTTATTGACCCAGGATATGATCTCTTCCCACGCAGAGAATTACTTGATATCTTCATGCAGTTCAAGGTTCCTATAGAAGATAACCAGTTATTTGATTATTGTAGAGTACTTGAGTACTTTATCCTTGAAAAGAAGGGTATTTGGATCCCACTCAAGAGTATTATGAGTTTGTGGTTGAGTCTTAGTGAGGACCTCAAGATTGCTGTGTCCCACAATGGCTTTACTCCTAAGAGATGGTTGGAGGCTATTGGTGGACACATTAAGGAAAAATAGTTGGGGTTCAGATAATCAGAAGTTTATACTCCCCAAGACTGTAAATGACCCAGGTATAGAGAAGTTTCCAGTAAGATTAGTAAAACTGACTACTGGACTTATATTTGCCACAGTTGTAGTTCCATTTGGTTTTGCTTTTCTATGCTATCGGAATAATGAGTGGTTCTGGGAGGTCGGCAGGAAATGAGTTTGTCAGAATACATTAATCATATTAATAGCCTCATAGATATGGAAATGAATGAGGCTAAGAAGCTTGAGTCTCCCAAGTTAGACCAACTATTGCAATATGTTGGCATTGACTGGGTACCAGATGATATCTATTTCAATCGCACTAACATCATGTTTACAGATCGTGAAGAGTATGATAAGCTAAAAGAGTTCTGTAAACAATGTGCTGATATTCTTAAGTTGGAGCTAGTAGAGTTTAATCAGGCATGTTTTATAGTTAACTATGTTAATTGTGAACAGCTTACCAATATGTTTGAAGGTGAGTTCAATGGTTGAAGAGATAAAAGTACCTACTAAGATAATTAGGAATCAAGATGGTACTATGTATGCAACTATTGAGTCTATAATACAGACTCTTGACTTACTAGCTATTCATTGTACCAAGTTGGATTTCATGATAGGAGACCAAGTAGCAGAATGTATTACTTCAGTTGCTGAGGGTTACCGTCAGTTAATAGTAGGAGGTTCTAAATGAGTCAGATCCGAATGAATCTAGTAGATTGTACTAATATCAATGATGTTAAGGTAGGTGATCGTCTAGAGGGCACACATAAACTCAGAAGATACGAAGCTGAAGTTACTAAAGTGCACAAATCAAAACGTAAGGACTTAGAGATCCAGAGAATCATGAATACTTTAGACAAGGATATGCCTAATGAAGAGAAAGCTAAGATTGTTAACGAGCAATTGAAGGAATTCCCTGAAGAGGTGCTGGATAGAGATACCGTTATGGGGTTTGGTCACTCTAAACCCACATTGATTATGAGGTTTAAACATATTGGTCCTAATCGCAGTCAACGTCGGAAGGCCAAGGTAAGTTCAAAGAAGGTGGCCAAGGCACTCGCCAAGAGACAAGGTGCTGAGGCAGGGAAAACACCTGTTATAACGGCTGCAAGCGACCAGGCGGGGGAGCGGGCTGGGGGTGATTCTTTTGTTGCCTAGTGTTGGTGTTATGGGCTCTGTGGGGGGTTGATAGCAGTGTCTGGAGTTGAACTTAAAAATAGCTTATTTTATAAGCTAGGTGATGTATCTACTTGCTTAAGACCTTCATATTATGAAGCATATTGTACATCTTATATCTGTTGTCCAAGTACTCGTACATCTCAAGGTACTCTTAAGGTAAATATACACAAGTGTACTGTTGACTGCCCGGATTGTAGTAGTGTGTTATACTGGAAAGCAATATATAAAGGGGGACGTATCCGTGATTAAAAAGGGTGACTGGTTACTCGGCGAGAATAATGATGACATTTTTGACCAAGATAAGATTACTAGTTACTTTGTGGCGGGGGTGAATGGGGATGGTGAACAAGAAGTTGTTCTAGATTATATTACTTGGGACCAAGCTATAGCTATAATCAACCACCATCAACATTATGTGTCATTGAGTATTGACAATTGGTTGAGTGGGGCACCAGAAGATACAGAGGTGGCTGAAGAAGATGAAGAAACCTCTGAAGATAACCCTGTTGAGTTATCTTTAGAGGAGTGTGATCTTCATAGGCCTGTTGAAGAAGAACTTAAACCTGGCTACTAACTCTCCTGAACCCTAAGATATGTGCTGCATCATAGGGTGCAATACATACCTTATTTCCCTGATTACCGCCCAGGACATTGACATACTCCTTACGGCTATCTGCATAACTTATAAAGATAGCCACATGACCTTGCCAAGAATCCTTTGCTACTCGCCAGAATACTACGATATCCCCAGTCTGGGGTTCAGTAACAGGATTTCCCCACTTCAACCAATTCCTAGCGGAATATGCCTTATCAGGGATAGCACCACCTGATCTGGTTACACAGGTGGCTACAAAGATACCACACCAATTGTCTTTATCTGAATTAAAGGGGTAGCCTAGGTCTTTTGACATCTGGACGATCTTAGG